ATTGATTCATTAAAGTATTCACACCAGTTGCAGTTTTATTTAAACTGTCTGCGTCTAATCCTTGTGAATATCTTGTAACACCAGTTCTAGTTTCTCTAACTGTATCTAGGTATTCTAATAATGGAAATGCTTGTTGCGAAATCGTTTGTGATTGCATTGGCATCATAACTTGTTGAGGTGGTTGTTTAGTTCTAACTACACCACCTGGTCTTGAAGTAAGTAAATCATCAAGATTAACCTGACCATCCATTATTGCAGTACGATTATTATTAGTTAAATACATATTGTCTAATAACTGTCGCATAACAGTTGATTTAACTAATTGAACATCTTCTACTAATTCTGAAACTGATCTACCATAAAATCTGTGTGGCATTGGGATCGGAGTTAATGAACAAAATGGAATATTATCACAAGGCATATTTTCCAAAATTTCATAACCACTTTCACCAGCAACAATTACTTTTCTAAGCTCTGCAATACCATCGCCATCCATATCTACTTTTACATAACATTCGTAAATTTCTATTTCTTGAGTAGATGTATCTGGAGCATCGTTAAATGGACTTTCGTCTATATCTGAATATCTAGTTAATCTTTCATCATTTAAAAGAATAGCATTTGTAGTTGGTAGATTTTCTACAATCTCTTTATCGTAACCCATCTCAACAAGTTCGGATCTAGTTTTTAATACTTTGTGTGCAACAAAGTTTGCATCCTCAATAGACTTGGCTGTTCTTTGAATTAAAAATTCTTCTGGTGGTATGTTTTCTATTTTAACTTTACCAGTTGATGTCGTTCTTTTAATAATACAATTATGTAATTTAGGTTGATTAATTTCTTCAACTAACTGACCTTGAGCTTCCATTTCAGCTTTAAATAATTCATACTGTTCTTTTGTGTATGTATCAGGAAAAGATTCTTCTTGAACAACCTCTACATCATCGTCTGAAATTAATAAATCGTATTCTTGATCGTTTAAATTTTCGTAAGTTTCTTGCTCAACCTTTTCGCTGTCATCCCAAAAAACTTTAACAATTCCATTTTTTTCTAAAAGAGCATCTTTAAACCAAGTATATAAAACTGAAAAACCATTATTATCTTTGTTAAATATATAATTAATATAATTAGTTACTTGTTCTGATAACCCTAAATCTTCTGCTTTTACTGGTTCGCATTTAACAACTTGTTCTGATGAAGTAAAAACTCTTAATAGGTTTGGCAAGATTGTTTCAATAGTGTCTGCAACATCTGTACTTACAACCTGGCTTCTACCATCAATCTCAGTTCCTAATGGCTCTCCCATGTAATACTCTAAAGATTTTTTTCTTTGAGATGATAGGTTGCCACCCATATAACCTAGAGAGTTGTTTATCTCTTGGTTTATGATTCCTCTTAATTCTATATCTGTAACTTTTTCTGCCATAACTTTTTAAACTATATAATTTGTGTTAATTGGTACTTCTCTACTCCAGTTTGAAAGCTCTACTCCTTGACCAACTATTCCAGTTCTAAAAGCATCAGCACAATGACTTGCGTATGAGTGTTGCGGTTTACTTTTAAAAACTTGTGCCTTGTCATCCCATTTTTTTGAGTAAGCTTTTAAATATTCTATGCCTGTTGCACATTTGTCTTTGTCAAACCAGCAATTTACTAAATTTTTTCTGACAGCTTCAATGCCATCCTCAATACTAAGTTTTGGAGCAACCTCAGCCGCTATACCAAATTCTAAAAGACTTTCTAATCTTGTTTTACCATAATTGCCAAGCTCCCTAACTTTAACATCATGTGGTAAAATATGAGTGCTATAATCAAACCCTTTTTTTTTAATTATGTCAGCATAATGGTCAAGTCCTAAACCAGTATTCTCATAGTAATCAATTAATCTTATTTCACCTTTATTTCTTTGCACAAACCAGATCGCTGTCTGGTCATTCATGCCAAGATCCCACCAGGTTTCCACATCTAAATCTTCATCAAAAAGATTAGACTCCATTCTTCCCTCTTTTGCCAAGTCCTCAATAATAGATCCATAATATGATCCTGTTATTGCTGCTTGAAATGAACATTCAAATTCTTGCTCATACAAGTCTTTAGATATGACATCTTTTGCGGCTTTTAATTCCTCATCGTCTAAAATTCCTGTTTCACTTGCTTTGTGAGTACAAGCGTACCATTCTTTATTCTGTAAAGCTCTTTGGTGTAATTGATAAAACGAATTACGACCTTTTGGTGTACCAATAAATATGCACCATCCTTTTCGGTCTGCCAAAGCTGGTCTTATGACCTCTGGAAATATAGTTGGTTTAATAGATTGTGTTTCGTCAAATACACAACCATCTAAACTAATACCTCTAATAGCCTGATCGTTCTCTGCACCTAAAATAGTAATCCTTGCACCATTTGGTAAATCGCATCTAAGCTCACTCTCATTGAATTTAGTGCCAGGTATCTTTCCAGCGAACTGTTTTATGTAATCCCATGCTGTTGCCTTTCCTTGTAGCCTGTATGGGCTTAGAAACACATATCTAGGGTTAAGCTTGGTATTTGTTAAAGCTGCTCTGAGCATGTGGTTAATACACATTACAGTTTTACCAGCTCTACGATGTAGAACACATACACTAAATCTATATTTGTCTATTTCCTTGTGTAATATCTTCTGCAAAGCTCTTGGCTTGTAGGGTATAACTATATTCGGCATTTTTTTTAAAAATTAATGTAAAGTTGCACCTTTTGGATTGAATAAAGATTCTATTCCAAGATCATGCATTATCTGATGAGAAAACTTTTTACATTCCTTAATGTTGTCAAATCCATCAAAGTGTACGATCACACTATTTGTGGACTCCATTACATAAACGATAGCGGTATAACCTAAATTTTTATCATCAAATTCGTACATTGAAATTCCTTGTTCCAGGTGTGTGTAACTTCCCTAAATTTATTTTTATTTTTATATATAGTTTTGGGTATCGGTTTTTTCTTCACCCCCATGACTTTTGTGAGCTAAATGAGTGTAAAATGATTGTTAATCAACTGACTTTACACAATTAACCAATAAATCTGCCATTTATTTATAAAAATATAAATAAAATATAAATAACTTACTTACTTTTCTACAGTTTGGAATGATTCTAGAACAAAACAAGAACTATGTGATAAAAATATCACACTTTTTGTTCTATATCGAACTCTGTGCTATGTTAAGCTCTGACTCAGATGTTTTAACATAAAACTAAGCTTATCAACAACTTATTTATCCCACTTAACAACCAATGGAGATGAATCTGATCCCATAAGCTGCAAACTATCCTTTTTCATGTAAGTTTTTGGTGCAAGTCGTTCACTTTTCCACTTCGTTAAGTCAATAAATGATTTAATTAAGTGAGTCTGCCCTAAATCTGTTTTTTCCTTGAGTTTACTGTTAGCTAGAGCTTCATTAATAGTATCAGTAGCATCAGACAGTAAGTATTCTATTCCATCAGTCTTAGCTTGTTCGTAATTCTTCCTAATTTCTGGATCTTTAGCCATCCAAGTTCTAAACGATTGCCAACAAGGTCTGTCAGGGTTTGTATTTCTTGGAGATAAACAACTTCTAATACTAGAACCAGTAGCTAGTTCTTCATAGATTTCTTGTAATACTTTTGGGTTTTTTTTCGTTTTATTAGCCATTTCATAGTTAAATTAAGGGTTGTAATTCAGTTATCATTGATGTTAAATCAATTAGATTCGTTATTAACCGAATCAGAGAGGAGAAATATGTTAAAAAATAATAAAATCTTAACTAGTCCAATTGTTATGTTCAATGTTGACATTCTTAAAGTTTATAAAAAAAAAGAAACTTTAAAAAACATTTTTAAATGTAAAAAACTTCAAAAGAAGCATAAATTACAGGACTTTAATCCAATTCATAAATTCTAGGTATTTAGGCAGATAGTTTATTTGAGAGAGAGAAAGAAAGAAAAAAAGCTGATCTGCCTAAAAAAAAACTACATATAGTAGGAAATGATAAAACCTATTTATATGTAGTATATTTTTTTTTTCTAACTTATTTGTCAATTTGTCAAATATTTTTTTAAATTTTTATTAGCTATCTTACAAACAGCAATTAACGATCTATTGTACTCATAACCTATTTTAGTATGCGACCAATCAAGGTACATTCTTTTCATAGATCTTAAACTTTTCCTATGGGGAAAATTCCTTAGATAAATCAGTTCTCTGTCTTTTTCAGCAGCATCTAACATCAAAACAGTTACAAAATCGTAAATTGTCATTTGTCTTGATGTTAATGTAAGTTTGAGTCTAGCAAGGTGCTTGTCCAAATTTTTAATACTCTCTGCATCTTCTCCAATACCAATAGTGTTATCTATTACCTTAAACATTGTTGGTAATGTCTTAGCTTTTACATTTGGCATTTTACTATCACAAAATGATGCAATTTGTAGGAATCTATCCAATTCATCAATTGTAAGGTTAGTCGTTATCATCTGCTTTATAAATATCCTCTAAATATTGGTTGAAACGATCTTTGCTAAGTGATTTTTGTAATGTTTTAGTTGTTTTGTTCTGATAATATGCTTTCCGATCTTTTTTAATCTTGTTGACAGCATTTGTGTAATAGAAATTAGATGATTTTGTTACCCTTGCCAATGCTTTGGCAACTAACTTAGGATCTACATATTTTACCATTTAATAAATCCCTCTTAAGTTTATATAGTTAGGTATATATTGACTATCCTTTTTGCTACATCCAAATGAAGTTTTTGCTACATCCATTTATTTATCCTTTTTGACCATGTGAATAACATTGTCTATTTGTTGATTAATTTGTGGATTACTTTTCTTACGATTAAGTTGTATTTTTCTTCTCTTGTTCTGGTTGTGTTGGATATATTCTTGCATGGTTTGTTTATCAAAAACATAATGGCAAGTTCCATTATCAATTTGTTTTCTAGCCAAACATCCGAACAAAGTGAGTCGGTCAATAGCCTTTATTAAAGTTTTTCTAGTCTTGATACCAGTTCTGTCCATTAAGTATTTGTGGGATATTCGGCAGCCCATCGGAGCATTTTCAAAGCTCTTACAGATTATATAAATAACCTTTTCATTAGCTGAGAGAACTTTGTTGTTTAATAATTCCTTGTCAAATTTTTCGAAAAATTTCATATCTCATTACCCCAAGCATCCCAGCCATCAACCTTTTGTCTGGCAAATAGTTCAATTCTAGGTAGATCACCACATAGCTCAACAATCCTATTTCTGACACAATCTGGCTTTCTGCTGTGTTCCCTAATTTTATCAATCACTACCTGGTGGACTCCAGATGATATTCTCTTTGGCTTACCTTTAGTTGCAAGTAAGCAAATTTCATTGTTGGATCTTGTGTAATATCCTAAACCCCAGAATAAACTGTCGGCTTTTTTGTTTTTCTTTACCCAACTAAAACCACAAGTCTTGTACTCAAAATTCCAGGATTTAATTGTATCTAAACCCTCTTTCAATAAAGGATAAGTTACCCAAATAAATAATATACAATTATCATCTGCAATATCATCTACAGGCATATTTTTAATATCATCAATGGTCATCAAATCGTATTTAGGTGATTTGACATCACCTTTGCTTGACCATGTTTTAAATGTCCAGGCTGGATCTGCATAAATAATATTGTATTTTTTATTCGGTAATTTTATCATTTATTCTATTCAGTTCCTCTAATGGTTTTTTTAAAATAATTTTGGCGTAATGGCTGCAACAATAATATTTAGTATTCTCTTTTAGATCAGCTTTGGTTTTGCAATCCTTAACACAGCAATTTTTTTTGGGATCACCAAACATATCTAATTCCATGCTCCATCTTTCAACAACAAAATAGGACTTAAAATATCTAGTGGTACTGCCCAAACTTTAGGTCTAGCAAGATTAAAGTCAGTTAAATAATTATCTTTACCAATTACTGCCGAACTATTTATGAAACCTTTGATAATAAATTTAGGTGCTTGACTTAGTACAAACACATAGATTTGATTAGGCTTAACTCCATCAGGTCTGATAATTAATGAGTTGTTATTATTTTTTTTAGGTGTCTGTGATCTCACCTGGATATTATAATTATTATAAACAACATCTGGTGCAGATCCAACATTGGTATGGAACTCAAAGGGTATTCCAAAATATTTACACAGGCTAATTTCTGCCATAGCACCGCTAATACTTTTAGAAATCTTATCTTCTAATGTACCTTTGTAACCATGCCACCATTCTTGTTTTTGTTTCATGCTTTCAGTAACTCTAAGTAATCCAGTCTGAGCTGCTGTAGTCATCTCATATAAATCTAAAACTATTTCAGGATTCATATCATGCAGACTCCATCACATTCATTTTCAAACATATCCAATTGATTTTTGTCTGGATCAAATTCTACTTCATCTAAGGGTTTGCATGATCTGTGAGTGTAATTTTTTATATTCTTATCTTTACTTATTGTTCTAATTTCTTTGTCTAACTCTACTGCGTCAGCAAATTCTGTTGGATATTTTTCCTTTAAATTTTTCCAATATTTGTCATCATGAAATGGACAGCAAATACAAGCAGATTTTTCTGGAATAATAAAATTATTTTTATTCATCCAATTAATGCAATCTTGCCTAGACATATTCATTTCGATTAAAGGATGACGATTTAAAATATATTTGTACCAAGATGGTTTCATTCTAGTTATTTCATCTTTTGAAATACCTATCCATTGTTCAACATATTTATCTTTTGGAAAATGTTTTCCATAACCTACACCACAAAGCTCTCTTATCTTTTGTTGTATTGGCACTATTTTGTATGAGCTAGTGCATTGTCTGCGTATCATTCCTTTTTTTCCAGAAATTGTTTCTTGAGTATAAAAAGGTGCTACAACAAAATCGGTAGTTCCTCTTGCAGCTAACATATCTTCTTTAATGTTGCCTTTTGAAACTTTGTAAATAGGAAAAGGTAAAAGAGATTCTAAATATTTTAAATATTTATAAGATGCAGAATTTTCATACATTGTGTCTGCAAATATTGCACAATCAACTTTAGGCAATACACCCTTAGCTGCCATTAATGCCATTGTTGAGCTTTGTACTCCAGCACCTAAACTTAAAACCACTAAAGATTTTGATCTATTTTTATCTATCATCTTACCCAATCTCCATTTTGGTCTTGGCAATAGTGTAAAAAAATTGGTCTGTTGTTGTAGACATAAAAACCCCAAACCTCATAATTACCTGGTTCATGTCTTGGATTTAGAACCCATTTAGTATTTTCTATAAAAGCTTCATCACAAGTGATTCGTTCTAATTCATTTATTATTGGTATTTTTACATAAGTAATTGGTGTGTTTTGTTCAGCACCAGCAATACCCAATATTAAAAAAAATATTTTCAAACGAATAAAACCCTTATTTTACTTATGTTTTCTCTCATAATTTCATAAATTTTTTTTTAATTTAATGAATCCTATCTCAATTAATAACCATTGATAAGTATGTTGCAACCACTAACAAGTCAGTCTAATGTCAATCTATGGTAAATAAAAAAACAACAAATTCTTTTGATATGCTGTATAAGACTCAGAATAATATGACTGATAATAAAAATGGTTTTAGAAAAGAGGGTTTAGAATTTTTAAAAGCTAGATATAAAAAAACAACTGACGATTTTATTAGAGCTACTTATTCTAAAAAAGATCAAGCTAACATGAGAGTAAAGATTTCCAGGCTTATCAATAAAGATCCTAACTCACCACATTATTTTGGTGCTATGGAATTAGCTAAGGATCTATCAATTTACTTTAACAAATTTAGAATTAATGGAGATCATTATATTGCACCAGTATATTTTTTAGGTGAGTCTGCATACATAGATATTATCGGTGCAAGTTATAGTAATGCACAAGTTGGTTTATATAAAAAAACAGAAATTAAAAAGGTTGCAGTACCAACTAGATATAATGGTTATCAAGCAATTACTTCTAAAAATCCCATATCAAGTGGTATGATTAGGCTATTTAAACCAAGAAAATTTGTAGATTATAGTGCAGATAATAAGTTTAGTGTTGCACAAGATAAAAAAACTAAAATTATTTGGGTTGGTTTTATTGAGCCAAAAAGTAATGGTCGGTATGATATTTTAGACAAATCATCTTCAACAGGAAAAACAATTCAAACTTTAGCGGACAATATAGATTTAACTTGGTCTAGCAAGATTGAGTATTCATCATTTCCACAATTCTGGGATTACTAATCCATTTATCATTGAGTGATAATTAGGTTGCTTTGAGCATTACATAGTGTAGTAGTTATGTATGGAGAATCGAATCAGAAAAATTGCTGATTGCTATACAAAATTTGGATTGAAACACACATCTAAATCACAAAATACTATTCCTGACGATATAAGATTTAGAAATTATATTGTTATGACACCTAAAGAAAAAATGAATATGCCTAAAAATTGTTCATTAACTGGCGGTACAATAAGCCATGAAGTTATTCAATCTATTAAATGTAGTAATAAATCTTTTGGTGATGCAGTTAAATTAATACAAGATAAGATTACTAATTATGAGCCAATAGATGAAAAAGATAAAATCAAATTTAATAACATAATTGAAAAATTAGAACCATTAGTAAATAATCATTTAGAAAATATTAATGAATTACCACAGCAAGAGTGGAGAGCAGAATTAGAATATACTCATTGGGATGACAGAATAAAAACTTACTTTTTATCTTATGTAGATTTAGTTGGTAGTACACACTTTGGTGATATTAAAAATGTATTTGGAACACTTGTTAAAACTAAATCTGGATATTCATATACTAAGAAAAAATGTCCAGTTGTTCCATTCCATTCTGATTGTTTGCAAATAGCTTTGTATCAAAAGTTATTACCTAAACTTAAACCATTCCTAACTTATGCAAGTGATAGTGATAAAAAAATATTTACTCCAGAAAATTGTACTGAATTAAGACCAGAGAGTCTTGAATACTATTATGATGAGCTTGTTCTTTACCAAAGAAGTTGGGAGAAAAAATTAGAATTAGCTGATGGCGATTTTGAAACAATGGCACTTTTATGTAAACCAGATTTTAGTGAGATCAGAAAAAATGGCTTCTGGTGGAAAGGCATAGATCCAGGAATTATAAAAAGATTCAGAGGATATTATGGACTTTAAACAATTGATTGCTCATTACGAAAGTTTAGAAAAAAAAGATTTGATTAAAAAAATAGTAGATAAAAATTCATTAATATTAAAACAAGAAGATGAGATTGAAAAATTAAATAAAGAAATTAACCAGGTCAAAGAGTTAGAGCAAGATCACAAAAGATTAAATGGCAACTTACATAAAGAATTAAATAAAATGAGAGAGGTAAACAAACAATGACAAATATATATATGAAGTTAAGTAAGGCAAGTCAGTCTGCTGACAAAGTAATTAAAGCACCAAAAAAAGGTGGGATGCCATTCAATGCATTACTACATGATGCAGTACAAAAAGTTGCTATGGAAGCATTACATGAACATGGTCTTTATCCAGTTTGTAATTATGAAAATACTATTACTGATAAATATGTTTTTGTTAAATGTGAAATGACAATACATGACACATCTTCAAAAGAATCTATTTTAATAAATGGTTGTTCAGCATTAGGTAACTTAGATAAATATGGTTCAGGTCAAGCCATGTCATATAGTAGAAAATATGCATTTCTTAATGCACTTAATTTAGAAACTGGTTTAGATAATGATGATGGTTACAATGCCAAACCATTTAAAGCATCTAAAATAAATCCAGTAGTTCAATCATCAGTAGATGCATTAAAAAAAATTGACACAACTAAACTAGCTAATGATTGGATAGCAAAGCTTAATGAAGTAAAAAAATATTCAGCTTCACCAAATAAGTTTGAGAACAATATACAAATTCAAATGAAAGAATTTGATAAAGAACTTAAACAAATAGAATTAGATCCTATTGAACAAGTTAGGATTGACACAGAATACAACAAACTAAAATCACAAATACAAAACAATCAAAGGAAATAAAATGGCAGACTTTAATAATAAAATAAGTTTATGGAAAAGAAAACCTAAAGAAACCGATGTGGCTGGTAAATCATATCCTCATTACCAGGGTAATGTTAATGTTGATGGTGTGAGTAAAGATGTATCAGTTTGGATTCAAACAGAAAAAACTAATCCAGCACAACCAGATATGTCAGGTACTGTTAAAGAACCATACAAAAAAGATGGTGGTCAAGCTTAATGTCAGAAGAAGTAAATCCAAAACATTATCAAAAAAGTATTCAGACTTATGATGCAATAGTAAGCCAACTATCTCCATTAGAGGTGGTTGGTTTCTTGCGTTCACAAATTTTGAAATACACAATGAGGTTTGGCAGTAAGCACAATAGTACAGCAGAAGATTGTTTAATGGATATAAGAAAAGCTGGTTGGTATCTAAATAAACTAGAACTCCACTTGCAAGACTTAGATAGTCCAAAACAAAAGGCTCCAGACTATGTGTCTAAACCAAACATTACAAATTTATTTAAGGATAAGACATGAAAATAAGAAACAATGGACACATATACTTGTCAAAGATTAAGTATGATTGCTTAGAATTTATTAGCAACTTTATAAAACAAAATAAATATTCACCAACATATAAAGAAATCGCAGAACATTTTTCTTTTAGCAGAGCCAGAGCTGGTGCAATTTGTTCAGAACTATTTAAGTTAGGTTTAATGTCAAAGGGTTTGGCAGCACATCGTAAGATAAGACTTTCAACAAAACAAGTTATGCAAATTCCAAATTTAGATTTTAATAAAGAGTATTCAACAATGGATTTAAGAAGATGAGCAAGGTAACTAAAGAAAGTTTTTTTGAAGCAAGTGTAAGATTTGATGAAGAATTTGAGTCGGCAGAGATAGCTGCTAACACAAATAATCCTAGTGATAATGCTAGGGTTACTGTTCTTGATTTGAAATTAGACAAGTCAAGAATTAAATTAACAAACGATGAGGAGTCTAAAGAGGATGGCTTTAAATAAAAGTAATAGTCTGTTGAGAAGATATGCTAAACTTAATGAGCTTCATGGTGAGATTATGCAAAAACCAAAGAACAATGTTGGTCAATGCGTTCACTCATTACAAGCTTTTAAAAAGTATATTAAAACTTTCAGACAAATTGTACTGGTTGAAAATGGTGATGCCACTTTCAAACATACACAATTATAGTTATTAACTTTAAAGTTGTAAAAAACTATAGGCTAGGAGTCTGCAAAAATTAAGGAGAGAAAGAATGTCAAGAACAGAAACAGATAAAAAAATAAATTTAGCAATTGGTAAAAAGATTAAAGAAGCTAGAGAAAACTATTACATTACTGTCAAAGAAATAGTTGATGGTGAATTTAGAGGTACACATAAGCCAGTACGAAAATTTATAACCCAGTCAAAATTAGCCAAAGGGATCAATGTAACCTTTCAACAAATTCAAAAATATGAAAAAGGAACCAATGGTCTTAGTAGTATTCGGCTATTACAGATAAGTAATTTTTTTAAGAAACCACTTGAATATTTTACAAGTGATGCAACAGAATTATTGGCTCAAGATAATCTAGCTAATAATAACTCAGATATAATTTTAGCTCCCACTACAATTAATGAGTTAAATTAAAATGATTATCAATATGTAAAGTGATTGTGGATGCCTTGTAACCATCCACTTGTTGTTATGAGAGAGGGTAGTTTTAGTCATATTCTACCCTCTTTTAAATTATGAATTTTGATAATTATTATTGTGTATTTAAAAAAGGTTTACCCATAGAGTTTTGCGATAAAGTAATTAATGAAGCTGCTACTTATAATAAAGATAAAGCTTCTGTATCTGATAAGGATTTAAGTAAAAGAAAATCTAACATAACCTGGCTAGATAAATCATGGATCTATGAAACTCTTAAACCTTATATAGATAAAGCTAATGAAGATTGTGGTTGGAACTTACAATGGGATTATACTGAAAAAGCACAATTCACAGAATACGAAAAAGGACAATATTATAAATGGCATATTGACCAACTTGCTAAACCTTATGATGAGAGGTTTGGCAAAGACTATCAAGGCAAGATTAGAAAACTGTCAGTTACTGTAAGCTTATCAGATCCAGAAGATTATAAAGGTGGTTTATTAAAATTTTATATAGGTAGTCCATACAAAGAAAATTATATTACTTGTGATAAGATATTAGATAAAGGTTCTCTTGTAGTTTTTCCATCTTATATATGGCATCAAATAACACCAGTAACTAAAGGTATTAGAAAAAGTTTGGTGTTGTGGAATTTAGGTTATCCATACAGATAATGTTTTTTATAGTCTTTGAAAATAAAAATAAAGAAACCTCATACACCAATCAAATATTTCAAACAGAAGATGAAGCTAATGATTATGCTAAAAGAAGTTTGAAAAGAAAAGATAAATGGAAAGTAGTTCCCTATGATAAAGAGAACTACGATAAGTATTGGTATAAGTAATTATTTAAACTGATTGTTTAACCAATCGCTTTTTTCTTTTTCCATTTCAGTTTTGGCATAAGGTTTAATGTAAGTTCTGTTTACAAAGTTTACATCCTTATCACCTAGTGCATCTGCCAAGTCTTGTGGATCTGTGTATTTCTTTTCCTTTGCCCAGTATGTAGCCATGTAATGTCTAAAAAAATAGCATTTACGATTGATGGGTAGTTCTACCTTAAAAATTGCTAGAGCCTTGTCTAAAGCTCTTATAAGAGTTTCTAGGCATATATATTCACCCTTGCTATTAAGAAATAAACTTACCTGGTTTTCTGGTAATTCGTTTAGGTGTTGTTCTATTTTATCTTTAAGACCAGTTGAAATAACTAAATCCCTTGTACCACCTTTAGTCTTAGGTTTGCCAAGAGATCCATCTCTTTTAACTGCATGAGTAATACTGATATATGGAACATTAGATTTAAATTTTAAATGTGATTTATTTAAACCTCTGATCTCACTTGGTCTACAAGCAGTCTGCAACATAATCTCAAACATTAATCTAATATCTTTTCTTTGAATCTGATTAATTAATGCTATGACTTTATCTAAAGACCATTCATCAAAATCTAATTTCTCAAACTCTCTTTCAGTAATCTCTATGTCTTTTAAATAATCCATATCCTTACATACATTTCTTTGGATCTTTTCTTTAGCAGCAGACTCATCAAGAATAGCACTAAGAACATTAAATACTTTAGATAATGTTTTTGCATTTATAGATGATTTATCCTCTAAATGTTTTACAAAACTTTTGATTGAGTCTTTGTCAATAAGTCTAGCGTCTTGATTTTTAAAGTAAGGTAAGATGTGAGTTCTAGCAAAACTTTCATAATCTCTAATACAACTTTTAGAGGGTTTACCATATTGCTGCTCTTTATAAACCTGG